GTGTAGAATTGTGCGAATGAAACCAATTCAAATCGCAATTCAGCACATGGGCAACGCCAGTCGCCTGGCTGAGGCCTTGGGTGTCACAACTCAAGCCATCTGTTTTTGGCGTGATGACGAACGAAAAATTCCCGCTGATCGCTGTATCCAGATCGAAGCCGCCACCAATGGCTTGGTGCGCTGCGAAGACCTCCGGCCCGATGTGCGCTGGGATGTGCTGCGACAGCCGGTGGCTGCTGGCGAGGGGGTGGCCCATGCTGCATGACAGTGATTGCGCCGTCCACAACATGCCAGCGGAGCCCAATGGGCCCTGCGACTGCGGGGCACAACTTAAATCTGGGCGTCGATATGTCGCATGGCTTTGTCGCCTTGCTTGTAACCAGGTCGCGCGTTGGGGAAGACGGTTCCGGTCGTGGAGGCTGAATGTATTTCCCTGACGTTCAATATTTTCCAGCCGGGCATTTCGCCAGACACGCTGCCTCCTTCTGTCTGCCAGCACCGCAGCTTCATGTCGCCATGTGGGCCTGTGCCAACACAGTGCGGCTCCACGGTTCTGCTGTATCCGTGATATCGCAGGGACAGGGCCTTGCGTCCGTGGATGGCATCGATGAGTAATTCTTTCATGGTCAATCCCTTTGGTTGTGGTTGTGTGAGAACTCCCACTGTAAACCCGGCTGGACTGGCCACCCAACATCGCAAGGCAGGGTGAACCATGGCAGCTCCAGACGGTTACACCGAACTTCGAATTTATATCCCGCACCCGCTGGCCGTTCGCCTGGACGGCATCAAACGTTCCCAGGGGCACAAGGGCCTGGACGCATTTTGTGTCCCGGCACTGGAAGCAGCGGCTGAGGTTGAGATTCATAGGGCCACTGTATTGCTGCGCTGTGCTGGCATCAATCCGCTGGCACGGCCAGCACAACTGGAGTCGTCGGAATGACTACCTCAAGCACCCTTGCGAATCCACAAGTCGATTTATTTGGCGCGCCGGTTGGTGCCTCGCATGTTGATCGGGACGCCCTGGGTTTCCTGATTGGCTTTGCCCGGCGCAACAAGGGCCAGTCGTTCAGCAGTGAGCATGTGACGCTCTCGGCCATGGAGGCCGGCATTGTGTTTCAGGACCTGCGCAGCTGGGGCTCGGTGTTCACCCAGGCGGCCAAGGAGGGGTACATCCGGCGCAGTGATGTGCTGTTTGCCAGGAGCATGGGGAACGGGTCGCTGGCACCCGGATGGGTGGGCGTATGAATTATTACGAGCGACATCTTGGCGACTACGCCCGTGACACGGCTCACTTGTCGATGCTTGAGCATGGTGCCTATGGCCTGCTGCTTGACCGCTATTACGCCACCGAGAAGCCGATCCCTGCTGACCAGGTGCACCGTCTTGCCAGAGCGCGTAGCAAAGAAGAGCGCCAGGCTGTTGATGACGTTCTTGCCGAGTTTTTTACGCTGTTGGATGGCGCTTGGATGAACGCTCGGGCTGAGCTTGAGATTGAAAAAAAGGAAAGCAAAACGAAAGCAGCGCAGGAAAACGGGCGCAATGGTGGACGACCTAAAAAGCATCCTGTGGGTTCTGAAAACGTAACCCAAGAAAAACCCACTGGGTTATTTCTGGGTTCTGAAAACGTAACCCAGCAAGAACCCACGCAAAAGCTCACCAGTAACCAGACACCAGACACCAGTAACCAATTAATACCAATACCACCTGACGGTGGTTGTCGGATCGAGCCGAAAACGGCTGATCCCGACCCCCCGCCAGACGACGTCGAAAAAATAGGCAATGGACTGCCGGATTGCCCCTACGGCGAGTTGCTGGCGCTGTGGCAAACGCACTTGCCGCACCTGACCCAGCCCCGGGTTTGGGAGGGGAACCGGAAAACGTCGATGCGTCAGCGATGGGTGCAGGCGGCCAAGCCCAGCGCCTACAGCCCCAAGGGCTACGCCACCCGGGACGAGGGCATTGCGTGGTGGAGGTCGTTTTTTGAGTACATCACGACGACCACTTTGGCTGCTGGCTTCGAGTCAAACGGCCGCACCTGGACGCCTGATTTGCAGTGGGTGTGCAAGCAGGAAAACTTTCAAAAAATCATCGACGGGAAGTATGAAAAATGAGTTTCGCAAAACCAGATTTTTCAGGCCAAAAGGCCGCAAAGCCCGAGGTGGATGTGACGCGATGCAAGGCTTACGGCTGCAAGTTGCGGGCCACCGTGAGTACCGATGGTCATGGCTTTTGTTGCGGGGTTCACGCCTTCGCCGTGTCGGACCAGTGGCCTGACATCACCCGGCGTTTGAGTGAAAACGATTGGCTGGTCGGCCTCATTGACGAGGTGCAGCGGATGGATCAGCGGTGCCAGGACTGGCGCGGATTTGCAAATCAGTTTTGGGAGAATTCAGACACGGCTTGCCAGCCGCACCCTCTTGAAAACGCGATCCCGTATCAAAACCGGATGCGCGGCGAGTTGCTGCATCGAGTGGGTCAGTTGGCTCGGCGCCCGCAAGTCAGGTTGCCGAAAAATGTACAAGCTGCCGGGCAGTTTGCGCAACAGGCGGCGGTATGACCCATGCAATGCGAATGTTGCGAAAGAGCGCGGAAATTTTCGGGCTACAGGTTCTTCAGCCCGGCCTGCCTGCACTGCGGGGCCAGGATCATCCAGCACCTGGGCACGCTGCAGATCGGGCAGTCGGAGTGCGCCCAGCGCAGGCGCGCGGCCCTGGCCGACTGGATGGCCTGGGGTCACAGCGAGGCCGAGATTCGCAGATTGGCCAAGGGCCCGCTGGCCATTGCGCCCGAGCCTGTGGCGCCAGCAGTCAAGAAAAAATGAAAGGCGGGGCATGAAACCATTGCGAAACAAGTTCGGGGCGGTCAAGACCACGCTGGCTGGCATCCAGTTCGACAGCAAGGCCGAGGCCGCCAGGTATGGCCAGCTGCAGTTGCTGGAGCGCACCGGGCAGATTGCTGGCATCACGCGCCAAGTCGCGTTCGTCCTGGCGCCGTCCGTCAAGCTGCATGGCGCCAGGCGCGCCAAGCCCGCGCTGCGTTACGTGGCTGATTTCGTTTACTCCGACGTCAAGACCGGAAAGATCGTGGTGGAGGATGTGAAGGGGGTCATCACGCCGCTGTTTCGGGTCAAGCAACATCTGATGATGTCGGTTCATGGTGTCGATGTGAGGGTCGTTCAATGCAGGTAATTCAAACCGTAACCATGGTCAAGAAGCAGGTGGCAGTCAATGAACTGGGCCGGCGCATTGGTGAGGATGCACCGCATGCCGTGCTTAAAAACTCCGAGGTTGAGTCATGGCTGGACTTGCACGACGAGGGCATGGGTTACAAGCGCCTGGCGAAAAAGTTCAATGTGAGCATCAGGTCGGTGCGCGACATTGTGTCGTTTCGCAGGCGCAGTCAGGTAGTTGCCGGGTGGAAAATGGTTTTGATCGAGAGGGGCGACCATGTCAACAAAAAAGCCTAAGCGTGAGCTAGTGCGGTACAGCCGGGCTTTGGCGGAGCGGATCTGTGAACGGCTGGCGGGCGGGGAGTCGTTGAAGGCCATTTGCAGGGATGCGGGTTACCCGAAAGCACACACGGTGCTGGAGTGGGCGAGAAACAACAAGGAGGGGTTCTCCGACCAATATGCACGCGCGCGCGAGATTGGCTACGGCCTGCTGGCCGACGAGATCATTGACATCGCCAACACGCCACAGATTGGCACCAAGGTTGTCACCAAGGAGTGGGGTGAGGAAATAACCAATGCCGACATGATTGAGCACCGCAAGCTACAGGTCGACACGCGCAAGTGGATGCTGGCCAAGATGCTGCCAAAGGTGTACGGCGACAAGCAGCAGGTGGAGGTGAGCGGGGGCCTGGACATTGCCAGCACCTTGCTGGCCGCGCGCAAGCGTAGCGGCCTGGCATGACGACACAAGTCGAGATTGATCGCGCCATGGCCATCGACATGGCCGGGTTCTATGCGGACCCGCTGGGCTTTGTGATGTACACATTCCCGTGGGACAGCGACCGCAGCCTGCAGCTGGTCAAGTTGGCCAGCCCATGGCGTGAGCGTTACCACTGCGAGTTTGGCCCGGATGCCTGGGCATGTGAGTTTCTGGAATCGCTGGGGCGCGATGTGGCGCAGCGCGGTTTTGATGGTGTCAACGCGGTGGCGCCCATTCAGTACGCGGTGAGCTCGGGCCACGGCATTGGTAAGTCGGCGATGGCCGCCTGGCTTGTGTTGTGGATCATGTCTACCCGGCCGCACAGCAAAGGGGTGGTGACGGCCAATACCGGTGAACAGCTCAGCTCCAAGACCTGGGCCGGCGTGTCGGCCTGGCTGTCGCGTGCCATCAACAAGGATTGGTTCACCATCACCACCGGCAAGGGCGCCATGCGCCTGATGCACAAGGATTACCCGGACAGCTGGCGCGTGGATGCGCAGACCAGCCGGGAAGAAAACAGCGAGTCGCTTGCAGGCTTGCATGCAGCCAGCTCAACGCCCTGGTATCTGTTCGATGAGGCCAGCGCCATCCCCAGCAAGATATGGGAAGTGGCCGAAGGCGGCAAGACCGACGGCGAGCCGATGCATTTTTGCTTTGGCAACCCGACCCGCAACACCGGGGCCTTCGCCGAATGCTTTGGCAAGAACCGGCACCGGTGGAACACCCGCCAGATCGACAGCCGCAGCGTGGCCATCACGAACAAGACGCTGTTGAACCAGTGGGTGGCTGACTATGGCGAGGACAGCGATTTCGTGAAGGTGCGGGTGCGCGGGGTGTTCCCGAATG